TTCTACGTCGACTCGGGCGCCAGCGGCGCGGGGGACACGGCCGGCCACGGCCGCCATCCCGACTCCCCTTTCGCCACGCTCGACTTCGCGGTCGGGCAGTGCACCGCCAACAACGGCGACCTCATCTACCTGCTGCCGGGGCACAACGAAAACATCGGCAACGCCCAGATCGACCTGGACGTGGCCGGGATCTCGGTGATCGGCCTGGGCCGGGGCGCCGATACCCCGCGCTTCGATTTCGACCACGCCAGCGCCTCGATCGATATCGGGGCCAACGGCGTCCGCCTGCAAAACATCCGCCTCCTGCCCAGCGTGACCGATGTCTTGATCGGGATCGACGTGGAGGCCGGCGCCACCGACGTGGTGATCGAGGACGTCGAGGCCCTTCCCGGCGAGGACGGGGCCGGCGTGGACGACTTCGCGGCCGTAGTGGAGTTCAAGGCGGGCTGCGACCGCGGGAAAGTGAAGAATCTCAAGGTCCGGCAGCACGCCAGCGGCGTGGGCTACATCGCCGGCGTGCGGCTCAAGGGCGCCAGCGACGACATCGAGATCTGCGGCTGCGACATCGCCATCATCGGGGCGGGCGTGGTGGCCCCGCTCAACGGCGACACCACGCTCAGCACCAACCTGCGGATCCATGACAACATTCTGCTGACCGACGCCGAGCCGGGGATCGAGATGCTCACCGGCACCACGGGGGTGATCTACGACAATTACATCTCCACCGACCTGGCGACCAAGGCCGCCTCGATCGTGTGCGATACGGCCTACTTGTTTGAAAACTACTACTGCGAAGTCGTGACCGAGACGGGCGGGATCATCGGCACGGCCTCGGCCGACGACTGAGCAGGGCGGTCAGCGGTCGGCTGTCGGCTGTCAGCGGATTCCAGGAGTCGCGATTCATGGGACCCGCCGAAAGCCGAAAGCCGAAAGCCGACATCACGATCACCGAACGCGGCTACCGGGACACGTGCCTGGGCCGCGTGCTGCAACTGAAAATTTTCGCCCGCGGCTACCCCAGACTGGCGTGGCGCGAAGTGTGGGAAGCATTTGCATCGGCCTACCCGGGAAAGTGGGCATTGGAAATCTTCCCGCCGGCGGACGAGCTTGTGGACTCCAAGGCGGTGTATCACCTCTTCGTCCTGGAGCGCGAGCCGGCAGGGCTCAACATCAAGAGGGAGTAGGGAGTAGGGAGTAGGGAAGGAAGCGGGTCCCCGCGATTCGCTATTCGCTATTCGCTGCTCGCTGCTCGCGGGAGCGCAGCGACTTGTCGCACCGACTGATCACGCCGGCGGCCGCCGTGCTGGCGACGACCGCCGAGCTGAAGGCGCAAGTCCGCCTGACGCACGACAGCGAAGACACGCTGCTGGACCGGCTGATCGCCGCCGCCACCCGGCACGTGGAGAACCGCCTCCGGCGGGCCTTGATTACGCAGACCTGGCGGCTGACGCTCGACGAGTGGCCCTGCCAGATGAATGGAGAGACGGTGATTTACGTGCCGCGGCCGCCCTTGATCGCGGTTTCTGGGATCACCTACCTCGACGGCGAGGGGGACGAGCAGACGCTGGCGACGAGCGAGTACGTGGTGGACACGGAAAGCCATCCCGGGCGGATCACGCCGGCCTACGGCGAGAGCTGGCCCACGATCTACGACCAGATCAATGCGATCAAGGTCACGCACACCGCCGGCTACGGCGCGGCGGCGAGCAGCGTGCCCGAAGACATTCGGCATGCCGTGCTGCTGCTGGCCGGGCACTGGTACGAGAACCGCGAGGCGTACCTGGTGGGCACGATCGGCAAGGAGCTGGAGCTGGCGTTCGAGAGTTTGTGCGACCCGTACACCGTCGATGTTTACTGAGTTTTCAGTTTTCAGTTTTCAGTGTTCAGGATCCGACTGAAAACTGAAAACTGAAAACTGAACACTTGGAGCGCAGCGCCGATGCGTGCGGGAAGACTACGCCATCGAATCAAGCTGCAGCGGAACAACGGGCAGGCCGACGCCTCCGGCGAGGTGATCCCGAGCTGGAGCGACTACGCCACCAACCTGCCGGCGGAATACCGCGGGCTGGGCGGGCGGGAGATCGATCGAGCCGAACAGCGGACCGCGGTGGCCACGGCGATCTTCGTCGTCCGCTACCGCGACGACGTGCTGCCCGAGGACCGCGTGACGTGGGGCGAGCGGACGTTTGAAGTGGTGCGGGCGACGGACACCGAAGGGCGCGGCCGCGAACTGGACATCGAAGTGACTGAGTTGAGCGAATAGCGAATAGCGAATAGCGAATCGCGGGGACCCCGCTTCATTCCCTACTCCCTACTCCCTACTCGCTACTCGCGGGAGCGCAGCGACCATGAAAGCCGTCGTCGAGCTGGAGGTGTTCGTCGATCCCGCGCGGATTACGGACCTGGAAAACGCCGCGGCGGCCTTGAAGGCCGCGGGCAATGCCCTCCAGCGCTGCGCCGATGCGCTGCGGCCGCTCGCGGACCGGTTTATCGAATTGGGACTGGTGAACGATGGCGCGGATGATTGCTGTGACGGGCTCGCCTGCGCTGACGCGGGCGCTGTCGCAGTTCACCCCGCAGGTGCAGGCGAAGCTGGAGCGGAAGGGGGCCCGGCAGGCGGCCAAACCGGTGCTGGAGCGGGCCAAGGACCTGGCGCCGCAGGATGAGGGAAACCTGGAGGAGTCGATCCGCATCCGGCCGCTGAAGCGGAGCCGCAAGACGCCGCACCGCGTGGGCGTGCGGGTCATGACCAGCGAGAGCGACAGCCTGTTCCAGGGCAAAACATTTTACGGGGCCTTCCAGGAGTTCGGCACGGCCTACCTGCCGCCCCTGGGCTATATGCGGCAGGCCCGGGATGAGACGCGCAACACCGTGCTGCGGATCTTCCACGAGGTGGTGAGTGAAGCGGTGCGAACCACCGCGGCCGACGTGCGGACGAAAGTGGTGACCTCCAAAGGCGCGAGCGAGTGAGATGCCGACGATCGGACCGAGTAACGCGAGCAGCTTCAGCAGCGACGCCGCCAACGGCGGCACGAAGGTGTGGAGCTCTCCCGAGCGGGCGGAGTCCTCGGACGACTCGAAAGCACGAGCCAGCGCCGGCGCCTCGACGGGCGTCAGCGAATACTTGAAAGCGCTGTCGATCGCGGACTTCTCCGAGATTCCGGACACGGCGATCGTGCCGCAAGTCGTGGTCGAGGTCGAAAAGAGCAGCCCCGGCAACGCCGGCGACTCCGAAGCCAAGCTGGTCGTCGCCGGCGTGGTGCAAACCGACAACCAGGCGGAGTCGGCTTTCTTTCCCTGGCCGGCCAGCGACGCCTACTCCACGTACACGTTCACGGTGGATCTGACGGGCGCGCAGGCCAAGGCGGCCGACTTCGGTTTTGTGTTCGCCGCGTCGCTGTTTCAGGAATTCATCAACGCGTTCGTGGACCATATCCGGTTCACCGCCTCCTACTTCGCGCGGCCCTTCGAGACCGAGGACCTCCGCACCTACCTGCTCGCGGATACCGTGATCGCCGGCCTGGTCGGGGCGCGGTGCCGGCCTGGTCGTCTGATGCAGCAGGATTCGCTGCCGGCGATCCGCTACGCCTTCCCCAGCGGCGGCTCGGTCCAGCACCTGAGCGGGATCAGCGGGACCGCCACGCCCACGCTGCAGGTCGACTGCTACGCGTCGAATTGGACGGACGCCTGGATGCTGGGCGAGCTGGTGCGGCTGCGGCTGCAGAGCTTCGCCCAGGCGTACATGGGATCGACCTGGGTGGAAGGATTCCTGCTCACCGGCCGGCATACCACGTACGAGAACCCGGTCGACGCCGGCGACCACGGGAAGCATCGCGTGATTTTGACTTTCGACGTCGCGCACAGCGAAGCGACGGAATAGAGGAGTTTTCAGTTTTCAGTTTTCAGTGTTCAGACCGGACCTGAAAACTGAACACTGAAAACTGAAAACTGAACACTGGGAGCGCAGCGACCATGCAAGGCAACACCGCCACGATCGTCTTCGGGACCTCCGGCTTCACCGCCAACATGCACTTGATCGGCGGCACGGAGCAGGAGCGGCCCGACGTCAACGACAGCCACCTCACGACGACCAACTACGAGACCTTCGTCCCGGGCGACCTGGCCAACCCCGGCGAGTTCGAGGCGGAGTTCGAGTTCAACCCCAACAACCAGCCCCCGATCCTCAGCGACCCCGAGACGATCACGATCACCTTCCCGGTCCCGGCGGGCCTCACCAACGGGGCCACCCTGGCCGGCAGCGGCTACGTGAAAAAGTGGAAGTCGGGCGATCTGAGAAACAACCAGCTCTCCGTGGGCAACTACACCGTGAAGTGGGACGGCAAGACCGAGCCCACCTGGACCGATGCGAGCTAAAGAGGTTTTAAGTTTTCAGTTTTCAGTTTTCAGTTCTCTGAACACTGAACACTGAAAACTGAACACTGAACACTGGAGCGAAGCGACCATGGCCGACCTCACCATCACCGCCGCCAACGTGATCCCCGTCACCGGCTACCAGTTCGAGGACAAGCTCGCCGGCGAGGCGATCACGCGCGGGCAGACGATCTACGAGAAGGCCAGCGACGGCAAATGGTACAAGTCGCAGGCCGACGGGACCGCGGCCGAGGCCGAGGGGAAAGCGATCGCCCTGGCCGACGCCGGCGCCAATCAGCCCCTGCGGGGGATCATCGCGGGAAACCTGGGGCTGGGGGCGATCATGACCGTGGGGATCGTCTACGTCGTGTCGACGACCGCCGGCGGGATCGCGCCCTACTCCGACCTGGGCTCGACCAACCGCGTCTGCCTGGTGGGCGTGGCCACCACCACCAGCAACCTGGCCCTCAAGATCTTCGCCAGCGGGGCGGTGAAACCGTAACGGGAGTGTTCAGTTTTCAGTGTTCAGTTTTCAGAACGGAACACGGAAAGCTGAACACTGAAAACTGAACACTGAACACTGAAAACCTGGAGCGCAGCGACCATGCACATCGAACTGCAGCCGCACATCGGGAAGTCGGTGCGCAAGGGCCGCCGCACGGCGGTCGAGCTCGACCAGTACGAGGTGATGCTGATCGAGCAGTTCGCCGGCCGCACCGTGAGAAAGCGGATCGGCTACCTGGGCAAGAAGCTCGACGCCCCGCTGATCCTGATCGAAAAGTTTTCCCCGGCCGAGACGGCGCAGATCGCCGCGGAGGTCGCGCGGCTCAAGGGGGAAGGGACGGCGGTCCCCCGGGTCGCGCAGACGCCGGGACTGGTCGATCCGCCGCAGGAGGATTGAGGCCATGGGCGCCGTGAAAAGCCGAAAGCCGAAAGCCGACAGCCGACAGCCGCCCACCGAGCGCGACCTGGAGATCGACGCCGCGATGTGGCATGCGCTGGCGAAGCACGCCGCGAAGCAGGCCGACCGCGAGCAGCTCCGGGCCGGCCAGACCTACGACGTGAAGATCGATCTCTGCGGGCACATCGCCGGCCGCTGGCGGCATGCGGAGCTCGGCGGGGTGCTGACGGTCGACCACGATCAGACCCAGGCCCGCAGCTCCGCCTGCGACCAGGCCCACCTGGTGGCCGTGCTCCTGGAGGCGCTGCCCGCCACCAGGCGCCGCGCGCTCCTGGCGGACCTTCCGCAACGCTACCTGGAAACCAAGGAGCTGCCGCCGGTCGAGGACGCGACCCTGTCCGCGGCCGAGCTGCTGCTCGGGAAATTGCGCACCGCCGAGCCCTCGCTCCGCAAGGGGAATGTGAGTTTCCGCCCGGCCGCCTAGCGCGTTTCCCGGGAAACACAGGGCGGTCGGCTATCGGCTCTCGGCTCTCGGCGGATTCCAGGAGTCGCGATGCACGGGATCCGCCGACAGCCGACAGCCGACAGCCGACAGCCGACAGCCAACCGAAAGCCAACGCCATGCTCACCCGAGACGAGCTCTTCGCCGCCGCGGCCCGCCAGCCGATCCCCTTCCGGATCGACGAGCAGCGGACCGTGCACCTGGCGCCGCTCTCGGTCGACGCCGTCGATCACGTGGAGCTGTGCGTGGAGCGGCCCGAATTGCGCAGCGGGATCACGGCCTACATCGTCTCGCGGGGCCTGGTGGACGCCGCCGGCAACCGCCTGTTCGAGGACAGTGACGCCCAGAAGATCGGCGCGGCGCCCTCGCCGCTGTTTGCGCGGCTGGCGAAGGAGATCCTCCGCCTCTCGCGGGTGGCCGAGGAGGACATCGGGAAACTGGAAAAAAACTTGCCGCCGACCCGGAGCGGCAGCGGTGGCTGAAGCTCTCCGCGGTGTACGCCCGGCCGGTCAGCCAGCTCCGCCGCGAATTGAGCGCGGCCGAGTTCTGGGAGGCGGTGCTGGCGCTGGAGATGGGCTTGCTGCCCGACCCCTGGCGCCAGGCCGGGACCGTAGCGGCGGCCGCGGCCACCGCCTTCGGGGGCCGCGCTTCGCCTGAGCAGTACATCCCGCGCACGAAGAGCTGGCGCCGCGGGCGCGCCGCCGACGGCCGCCGGCTGCTGTCCGGGGCGGACGCAGAGGCCGAGCTGCGGCGCCGCTTCGGCGGCTGAGCTTCGCCGGCTGTCGGCTGTCGGCTTTCGGCTGTCGGCTTTCGGCTGACCTACTCCCTACTCCCTACTCGCCACTCCCTTCCGCACATGGCCACCATCGGCGAGCTCGCGATCAACGTCGTGGCCAACGTGGCGGGACTGGCCACCGGCCTCAAGAAAGGGGCTGGGCTGGTCAAGTCGTTCGTGGGCGGCTTCGGCGGAATCGGGGCCTCGCTCACCGGTGTGCTCTCGCTGGGCGCCGCGGTCGATGCGGTCGGCGACGCCATGCAGCGGATCGACGACACCGCCTCCCTGGCCCAGCGGCTGGGGGTCTCCACGGCCGACGTTACCGCCCTGGGGCACGCGGCCGATCAGACCAACTCCAGCGCCGAGACGATGAACGACAGCCTGGATAAGCTCAATCGCAACCTGGGCCAGATCCGATCCGGCGGCGGGAAGGCGGCCCGCGAGACGCTCCAGTCGCTGGGCCTGGACGCCGACCGGATCGCGAAGATGAACGCGGCCCAGGCCTTCGCCGAGATCGCCGAACGCATCCGCCATCTGCCCACCGAAGGCGACAAGGCGGCCGCAGCCTTCACGCTCATGGGCCGCCGCGGGACCGAGCTGGTCAGCGTGCTCAACCTGGGGAAGGATGGGCTCTCGGACCTGCGGCAGGAAGCCGCGGAGCTGGGGATCCTGATCTCCGACGAGGAAGCGGAGCGGGTGAAGGCGGCCAACGACGCCATCGACCGGCTCAAGAAATCTCTGAGCGGCCTGACCCAGGAGCTGGCGATCGAGCTGGCCCCGGCGATCGAGCAGGTCGCCGACTCGCTGACAAACGCCCAGATCGGATCGACCCTCGGGGACCTGGTCGAGCAGAATGTCCGCAACCTGCAGGCGATTACCGCCTTCCTCGAAAAGCACCCCATTCTCCGGACCCTGGCCGGCGGGGGCGTTTCGCAAATTTTGAATCTCGCCAAAGGCGCCCGCCCCGACTTCGCCAACTTCAAGACGCAGGCCGAGGGGGATGCCGAGCGGGACGCGGAGCGGAAGCGGATCGTGGAGGACCTCGGCGCCAACCGCCGCGCGGACGACGCCTCCTTCGAGGAGTTCAAGTCCTGGGCCCAGAAGACCGGCGACACGCTGCGGAGCGAGTTCGAGAGTCCCTTCGAGAAATTCGAGCGGAAGTGGTTCGATCTGCGGGTGCTCCTGGACCGCGGCGCGATCGGCCAGGAGACCTATAACCGGGCCCTGGCCCAGTACCGCCGCGAGCTGGCCGACAGCAACCCGCTCGTGCAGCAGGCGCGGACCCTGTTCGAAAACACGCGCACGCCGCTGGAGCAGTTCAACGCCGAGGCGATGCGGCTGGAGCAGCTACTGCAGGGGAACGCCATCGGGATCGATCTCTTTAACCGCGGCCTGGCGGAGGCCCGCCGGCGGTTCGCCGAGAGCGACCCGCGAGCCAAGCGCGAGGCGGAGCTGAAGAAGCGCGTCGACGAGCTCAACCGCGAGGACCCGCTCGCCGCCTTCCGCTCCGGCGTGGCCGAGCTGTTCGACCTGGCCCAGCGCGGGCTCTCGCCGGCGGCGCTCCAGCGGCGCCGCGAGGAGCTGTTCGGCGCGGCCCGGGCCGGGCTCCCCGAGATCCAAGAGCCGCAGTTCGCCGGCGCCGCCCTGGCCGGCACGCAGGAGGCGTTCTCGGCGATCCTCCGGGCCACGGCCCAGAACGAGCAGCTCGGCGAAGCCCGCAAGCAGACCGCCTGGCTGGAGCGGATCGAGCGGGCCGTGATCGAGGCCAAGCGCGAAACCACCGTGGCCGGACCCTTTGCATAACGAGTTCCGGCTGAAAGCCGACAGCCGACAGCCGACAGCCCAACCCCCAACCCCTTAACCGCGACCGTGTCCGTAGTCTCCGTCGAAGAAATCTGGGACGGCCGCGGCGGCGATGACGACGTCAAGATGCGGAACTGGGTCCGCGTGTGGCGCGTGATCACCGACGATCCGCTCGATGATGCGCCCACGGCGATGGGGGCGGTCCCGGTCTCGCCCGGCGACCCGCACCCGGAGGACCCGCTCAGCTTCGCCAAGAAGGCCAACGCCCGCCAGAGCGCCACGCGGCTGGTGTGGCTGGTCACGATCTCCTACACCAGCGAGCGCGAATACCAGCCAAACCCTTTGAACGACCCGGCCGTGATCAACTGGGACGGCGAGCCGTTCCAGCGGCCGCTGGTGAAAGACAAGGACGGGCGGGCCGTGCTCAACAGCGCCGGCGATCCGTTCGATCCGCCGATCATGCGCGACGACAACCGGCCGGTGGTGAACGTGGTCAAGAACGTGGGCTCCGTGCCGCTCTTCGTGCTCAACTACCGCGACGTGGTGAATAGCGACCAGTTCCAGGTGGACGGGGTCACGATCGGCGTGGGGAAGGGAAAGATCAAATGGATCCCGGTCAGTCCCTGGCAGCAGCGGAACGGGTTTTATTACCGCATCCTCACGATCCAGATCACGCTCAACAAGGAGGGCTGGAATTTCAAGCCCTTGCAGCAGGGCTACCGGCAGCGGGTGGAGCTGGAGGAGGCGGGCGGCCTGGTGCAGGTCCCCTGCTGGACCAAGGACGGCAAGCAGGTCACGAGCCCCGCGCTGCTGGACGAGACCGGGGCCCAGATCGCCGACCCCGATCCCGACTCCGCGGTCTTCGGCGACTTCGAGGGGTACGAGGAAGTCCCCTTTTCGATTCTCCCACTGGCGTAAGTAGCTGTCGGCAGTCGGCGATCGGCTGTCGGCCAGGACCCAAGAACCCAAGCACCCAGTCATGTCATCCAAAATCGACGGCAACCTGATCATCACCGGGCATCTCACGGTGGGCACCATGGACGTGCCGGCCGCGGCGGTCGACAACGCCTCGATCGATCCCGCGGCCGAGATCGCGCGCTCCAAACTGGCGCTCGACCAGAACAAGCAGTACCGCATCCCGCTCACCGCCTGCCGGGTCTGGGACAATCCCTCCCTGCCGCTGCCGGCGGCCGAGAGCATCACCAGGCAGATCGGGACCCGGGCCAAAGTCGGGGCGACCGCCGGCTGGGTGGTGGGGGCCGCGGATAACCTACCCTACGTGGCCACGCTCCCCGCCTCGCAGACCGGATCGACGCTGGTGATCCCGATCGATGGGCTGCGGATCGGCGACACGATCACCGGCTTCCGCGTGGTGGCCCAGATCGAGTCGGCCGGCGGGGCGGTCACGATCGACGGCGACCTCCGCGCCACCACTAACGTCGCGGCCGAGCCGACCGACGCCTCGATCGGCACGATGACCCAGATCTCGGTCACCGCCGACAACGCCGCCAGCCAGCAGAAGACCGGGCTCACCGAAACGGTCACTTCCGGGAAGACCTAC